AGAGATAACATTGTACAAATAGATTCTTTCACACCAGGAACAAAAAAAGGCAAGCCAATTACCTTAATGAAAGGCACTCCTAATCAAAAAACAATTATGTTAGAGATGCCTGGAGGTAAGATGTCTCAACAAGATTTAAGTAAGATAAAAAAAGCTTACGGCTTACCTGCTGATTTAACATTTGAGGGAACTCAAGAAGTGTTAAAAAAGATTGAAGCTAGTGACAAACAAATGTTACTTTCTGGAATACCTTTTGAAAAAGGAAGTAAAGAATACTATGGTGAACTAGCTAATAAAACTTCTGATGTTATGGCTCGTGAAGAGTTAATAAAAGATCCAGCAAACTTTTACTATAATCAAGCAGCAAAAGAGTTTTCGCTACCTAACCCCGGTTCTTACATTCCTTTTGTAGGACAATACTTACCTGATGATGTAAGACTACCTCAAAACTTAGTTTCTAAACCTTCTGCTGAAATGATTGGTGGTATGACTGGTGTAGCAGGAGCACAGGCTGCAAAGGTAATGGGTACACGAAATCCTTTTGCTTTGTTAACTCCGCAAGAATTATATGGCTCTGAAATGCTTGGAACACAAGCGGGTGGTTATGCCTATGATTTTAGTAATAGAATTCTTAGAACATTATTAGATTTACCAAACCCTAGTTTGAAAGAAGCAAGTTCACAATTTTTATATGACACTATGTTAAACGCTGCATTTACAGGTGGAGCCGCTGCAATGGGACCTATCTTCAATCATACAAAAGGATTTATTGGTAATAAAATATTTGGCATTAGTCCTACAAAAAAGAATTTACAAAAATTAGCTGAGATATCAGACACTTACGGTATGCCATTGGGTATTATTCAGGCTACCAATATGCCATTTTGGAGAGCGTACAGTAAAGTTATTGGTGTTTTACCATGGGTAGGTAAAGAATTTGGAACACAACAACAAGCTGTACAAGAAGCTTCAAGACAATATTTAGGTAAATTAATGAACTCTGTAGCACCTTTACAAACAGTTTCAATGTTAGGAAAGGATTTGTCTAAGATGATGCAAAGTAATTATGAGTCTGTAAGAAATGCACAACGATATTTATATGAAAACTTTGAAGAGTATGCCAAAAAACTAAAAGGTAAAAAAGTTATAAATATAGACAATTTTAGAAAACTTGCTAATGACACTCGAGCATCGTACGAAGAGGGTATTCCCGGTCTTACTACAGGAGAACCCTTTCAGTTTCCAGGTTCAAAGTCTCAAGAATCTTTTGGAAAGTTATATGGGATGTTGGGAAAATTAGATCCTAATATTACAATGGAACAAGCAATCACACTTCGTCAAATGTTTAATGATTTTGCAGTTAATTTTAAAACAGAATTTAAAGGTAAGATTCCAGAAAACCAAGCACAAGCCATTGGTAATTTAGCTGCGATGTTAGAAATGGATATTACCAATCTTAAAAATATAGGTAATGAAGTGGATGATGTTGTCTTTAATACTGCTTTGAAAAAACTTTCTGCTGCTAATGAATATTTTGCAGCAACTATACCTGATTATACAGGTGGAGTGGCCTCTAATGTAAAACAAGTTAATGCAAACATATTTGGTCCAGGACCTGATCAAAAATATGGCATGATGTATACAAAAGAAGTTTTTGACACCATTTTACAAAGAGCAAAAAATGATCCTGATGCAATGAAACATTTATTAGAACTATCAAAAGCAACACCTGAACAAGTACAAGCTTTTAGAAAAGCGGGTAATAAAGAAGGTGTGGTTGTTAATATAGAAACTCTTGTAAAAGATTTAGATCCAAAAAGTCCAACATATAATCAAACCATTAAAAAAGTTCTACCTATTACGAGCGTTGCACCCAATGCGGGTCAATTAAGAGTTGTAAGAAGACTCTTAGGTGATGCCCTTAATGATTCAATCGTAGGTCTTCCTGTTGGTGTAACACCTAATCAATACTTAAATGTTACTTCCGCAAGTCCTGATTTAATTCAAAAGCATGGTTTGAAAAAGGCAGCACCAGAAATGTTAGAATTTGGTCAGGTAGAATTTAGTCCACAAGCATTTGCTAAGAAACTAGGTTTAGATACTGAAGATGGTATTGAAGTTCTTACTGAAGCATTAGAGGGCACAGGCGTAACAGTTAATGGTATAAAAGACTTTTTATCTGCAGCAGATGCGGCAGGTGCTTTCATTGTTAATGATCCTTCAACCTTCGTTACTAGAAGGATTACCTTGAGTGGTTTTAAAGGAATCATGTTAGGTTCTGCTATGGGCGCAGGCGCAGGTGGATTTGTGGCTATGAATCCTATTATGACAGCATTAATGTTAAAGTATGGTTCAAAATTATTAACAAGTCCTAAAGCTTTAAAAGCATTTACTGAAGTGTATACTGACGCTGTTAAGTTTCCTACAAAAGATCCTCTTACAAAATCAAGAAGAAATGACCTTATACAGTGGGCAAATGAATTCTTACCAACCGATGAAGATTTAGAAGAACAAGACTTTATGAAAGAGATTGATCAATCGATTATTAGTTTAATAGAGAATCCTCAAAGTAAATTAGAACAAAATGCAGCTAGAGATAAACAAATTGAATTAATGACTAAAACTCCAGAAGGACGTGACTTAGAAACTTTACGTGAGATTGACAGAAGAGTTACACCTGATACTCAAGAACAACGTTTTTATGATACTACTTTTCAACCTGACGTTTCACTACAACCAAATATTCCAGGAGCACAACTTGCACCACAAACTCGAAGTGATTTAGCTTTTGGAACTTTAGATGATGCCTTAGAAAGTCAAATGATGAAAAGAGGAATAGGAACACTATGATCGCTTTAGATGCTGTAACACCGTTAAGTCAATTACCGACAAAGCCATTGAAAATGAATAAGGGTGGTGCAACAAAAAAACTTGCTGAAGGTCCACCAGAGAACATAGATATGTTACCAAGGTTCGAGGGCTTTGAACCAGGACCTAATCAGTTTATGTTACCAGAAGAAGAGACAGTGATTCCTAGTGAGCCAAATATTATAGAACAAGATTTGTTTCAGCGAGGTGAGGTGCGTCCTTACGCTGTTCCGAAGACGGATACACCAATGTCTAGTGAGCCTTTTTTTGATACAGATATGGGCACAATCAGACCAGAAGTAGATATGGAAAAAAGAATGATGTATGGCCCTGTGATCAGACCACAAGAAGTATATCCTATGGACCCCGATCCAGGGATCATGGGCATTCCACCAAACCCTAATATGCCAATGGGAGGCATGCCACAATTATTAGAAGCTAACTTGCAAAATGTTGGGAATAATGGTATTTTTGATTTATTAGGTAAACTAGATAATGAAAAACCTGTGGGCAGTTATAACATATAAAATTAAAAATTTATTTAAGAAAGGAGATCCCGATGAACATCAAAAGCATTGGGGGATAGGATCATGATTGATTTAACAGATGACTTGAAAGCAAGGGTGCGTTTGCATGAAGGGGTGCGCACAGTAATGTATTTAGACACACTAGGAAAAGCCACGATCGGCATAGGCCACCTTATTCAGCCTCACGAACGGACACGATACGCTGAAGGCGTTGAAATATCCATGGAAGAAGTCGAAGAACTATTTGATATAGACCTGAATAGAGCTGCTGCGGGGGCTGATCTATTGATAGATGAGTGTGTTGGACACGATTTACCTGACAATGTATCTGAAGTTATACTAGAAATGGTGTTTCAATTAGGCACAAATGGTGTTCGTAAGTTTAAAAACATGTGGAAAGCCATGCGTGAGAAACGTTGGAAAGACGCCGCTACTGAGATGAAGGACTCGAGGTGGCATAAACAGACAACAAAAAGATGTGAAAGTCTTGCAGAAATAGTTGCAAAAACGAACGTATAAGAGTAGGATTCAAGCATGGGTAAATACAAATTTGATCATATAAAGATAATTGAACCTAAAGTTATTGACGAGTCTAAAATCGTTGATGTTCCAATGCCAAAAGGCATGGTTGAAAAAGCATATACTGCAAGAGCCATGAAGCTTTATGGCAAAAAGAAAAAGTAGGAGGCTCTATGAAAAAGAATCTAAAAACAGTTGATAAAAAGAAGAATCCAGGTCTAGCAAAGCTACCAAAAAAAGTCCGTAACAAAATGGGTTACATGAAAGATGGTGGTGTTGTTAGAGGAACAGCTAGAGGTGGCGGAGCAGCTACTAAAGGCTTAGGTTATAATGTAAGGCCCAACTAATGTCATATGATAAAGAAGAAGATATCTTAGAGAGAATTAGAGAGCTTCGTGGCTCAATGACCGAGGACAACGAATCAGAAGTTATGGCTGAAATCATTCAGCTTGAAGACGAACTCACAGGTGGTGATTAATGGTTCTCCCTTTAGTACCAATCGCAGCACAAATTGCTAGAGTAGTAGCAGGTAAAGGTATCAAAGCAGCAATAAAAAAGTTTGGTAAAGATGCTGTAAAAAAGAATGCTAAAAATATTCCATCATTAGTTCGTGCCAAAAAGATAAAAGCAGGAGCCAAAGAAGGCGATCGTGTAAGATCTATAAAAACACCAAAATCTAAGTTTGATAAGGATTACAAGCCGTTTTCACCATCAAAAAGTCAAGCTGGTATCAGAGCACGTCAAGCAGAAAAAAGATCAATAGCTCGTGGAGAAAAACCTGACAGAAGATCTACACTTGGTAGAAGAGGTTATAACTTTAAAAATGGTGGAACTGTAGCTGGTCGTTTAGCTAAACGTGGTTACGGAATATCTAGGTAATGAGTATCTTCGGTATTGCAAAAAAAGGCTTGGGTCTTTTAGGTAAAAAGAAGAAAAAGGAAAAAACCTTTCGCGACCGATCTGAAAGTAGAGTTATCAAAAGAATTAAACAAAGAAAAAGAGATGATGCTATTTTTAAAGGTATAATGGGTGGCACCGCCGCAACAGGTTATATTGGTATTAAATTAGAAACTACAATGAGGGATTCAGAAAAAATGAGAAAAGCTCAAAAGAAAAAATCTAAGTAATCCAACTTTTCAACTCATCACCCATCACTTGACTGGCTATGTCGACTTTGTTCTTCAAGGCAGTTAATATCTTTTCATCAACCGTTCCCTGACAAACAAAATCAACATAGGTAACCTTATTCTTCTGACCAATTCTGTGAGCACGATCCTCGCTTTGTAATCTTATCTCAAGATCATAATTGTTTGAAAAGTACACAACAGTGTGAGAGGCAGTAAGAGTGATTCCATATCCACCAGTCTTAGGGTTCGCAACAAGGTACGTGAGATCATGTCCTTTGTCCTGAAAATTTTTGACAAGATCCATGCGTACTTGATTTTCTGTATCACCATAAAAAGCTGCAGTCGAAGTATCACCGTATTTCTCCTTTAGTTTTTGAGTTATCGTTTCAATATTGTGTCTATAGTTTGCCCAGATAATTACTTTGCCATCGACTTCCTCTAGGACATTTAATAGTTCATCATATCGTTTGTTAGGCACGTCATGGATTTCACCATTATCATTAATAGTGAATCCACAACATACCTGGTGCAACTTAACAATCTGTGAGAGCCGGTTCACAGATGTCGTTGTTTTGTCATTGAAAATAAACATTGCGTTTCTTCTCAATGATTCATAAGCTACGAGTTGTTTCTCACTCATAGGTATGAACCTTTTCATATATATTTTCTCAGGCAGGTCCGTGCATTCTTCTTTCTTGACACGGAAAGCATGAGTATAAATCTTTTCTTCTAATTCATCTAAACGTTGATAGCCTGTTATCAAAGGAAAGTGACGACCACCTGATGTGGGTCTATTAATAACCTTTGCGTAACGAGCACGGAAAGCATAGTAATTAGTTTGACCTAGTATCTTAGGGTCAAGAAAAGCAAACTGTGTATAAATATCTAGTGGTGATTTAGTAATAGGTGTACCTGTTAAAATTCTTTTATAGCTT